CGCGATCATTATTCGATATCTCATCGTCAGTCCTTATCGATCGCCCTGATAGTGACCTTCAACTCTTCCGCCACCTTCTCGCCAAGCTCTCGCATCGTGAACAGCTGCGCCTTGGCGCCACGGCCGAACGTCACCGGCAGCTGGCGGGTCGCGTACCACGCCTGAACCATGCAACGACAATTGCTTACGACAATCCCGTTTGCGATCATCCAGCCCGTCATCGTCTGGAGATCGTAAACATGGCCCACATATTTGAACCGACGCAGATCGACCACCTCATCAAGCTGTATCTGGGCGGAATGTCGCCCAATCAGATCGCTCGCAAGTTCGGCTTCCCGTCGAGACTTCCCGTACAGCGGTTCCTGCGCCAGCGGAATATCCCACTGCGAGGACATTCCGAAGCTGGATATTGCAAGTGGCGCTTCATGACGGCGGCGCAAAAAGCCAAACAGGTCTCGCACGCCCATGCTGCGGTCCGCGGCAGTACCCGTAGCTTGGAAACCAATCTCGCGAGAGCCAGAGCATGCCACCAGCGACTGCTTCACATCGGATTTCATGAAACCGAGGTGGCGACGATGCTTCGTAATCGCGGACTGCACATCGAGCAGCAATTTCCGATCGGCATATACAACGTCGACATCGCCGTGCACAAAGCGCGCATCGCCGTGGAGGTCGTCAACGGTGGCGGCAACAGAACAACGGCCGAGCGTCGCAAGCGCGCCATATACCTCTTCAATCGCGGTTGGCTTCTCGTACTGCTCTATTTTCGACGCCCTGGCAGACGAGAAAGCTTGCCGATAGACCTCGCCGCGGTAGGCGACAAGCTTGTCTCCCTTGCAGAGCGCACCAGCAGCAATCATTCCATTCGGCGTCAATACGGGGTGATTGACAGTCAAGGCCAGCCGATGACCTTCCGCGGTCACTACCTCAATGGCCTCCCCCGCATAAAAGGCTTTTAGGCCAGCGACCACCCCACCTTCAACGACACTCCCTGGAAGCAGGCAATTCGGATGCACGATACCGTTGCCATACGGATTCATCGTCTGCACTTCTTCGAGCGTATAGGGCGAGTTCTTCTCAACCTCCAGGCACTTGTCGCATACCAGCTTGTCGAATGAGGTAACGACCTTCACTAGCTCGCGATTGTCGAAGTCGCCCTGGCGCTGATCCCACGGCCGCGACCAGTCCATCGACGGCGGCGCCACCTTACTCGCGTCCATCGACCATTTCAGATCGTCGGCGGTCGCCTGCTTCACCACGATCATGTCGATGATGTCGTTGGGATCGAGACCGGTGGTATCCGCCATCACCTGCGCGGCATTGTGGACAATGTTGTCGCCGACGGTATTCAATCCGCGGGCGATCGCTGCGCCGGTCTTTTTCGGGACGCGGTTCATATACCGCGCCCACTTCAACAAATCAGAGGTGTCAACGTTGATCCTCAATGAAAAACCCGGTCCAGCCCGCCAAGCAGTTGACTGGCAATCCAGAAAGCAATCGCAACGGCAAGAAGATTCCACGGCGGCAGACTGCTCCATCGGGCCGCGATGACAGCGAAGCAAAAAGCGAACACGAGCAAAACGAGCCCAACGTTGTTGGCCATCATGGTGTCCCTTCAACTGGCTGTGGCGGATTTGCTGGCGGCGTGGTCGAGGTCGACGCGTCGGCATCGGCCACCGTGATCTCGGTGAGCGGCGGCACGAACTCATCGGGGTCGCTGTAGTCGAGCGGCGGCTCTTCGACGCCAGGCCACGGCAGCGGCACGCCCGCATTGATCGCCTCGATGCCCGGCTGGGTCAGTCCAAGCTGGCCCTGGATGGCGCGCCAGTCCGGCGCGGGCGAGGACACCATGAGGTCTTCAACGATGGTGGCGACATCGACCTGACCGATCGCAGGCTGCGAGCGCGCCAGCGCGATGAACTCCCACACCGGATGCTTCGGCGACGGCACGACGCCTGGCGAGAAATCGTACATCGGCTGCAGCACGAAGATGATGCGCCGCGACGCGAAACGCACGCCAGTCGACGCCTGACCACCGCGCCGCGACGGCATGCGGCGGATACTCGCGGTCATCTTCTTGAACAGCTCGCCCCACTCGCTCTTGGCATTGCCCGATAACGCCGCGAGCACCTGCGCCGACACCACGTCGCACGCCCATTCCATGCCCATGTCGGTCGCCGCAAACTTGATCGTCAATGGCGAAAGCGGATCGCCGGGTGTCGAGCGCACCGCGCCTGCAATGCCGATTTCGATGGCAAGCGACAGCGACCGGTTCTCGCCGGAGTAAATCTCGCCGACGCCCATAACCGGCACAACATCGTCTTGATCAGTGTAAATTACGATATACGGTTTTGCCGGACCACCGTAAACCGCCTGCGCCAGCGGGGTGAGATCAGAGTCGAACACCCTCTCCTCTGCCCAAGTCTGATCCCGCAATGAACCCACCGCACAGGCGCGCAAGATAGCTCTCAGGAGACTCACTGAAGCCAACCCCAGCTGCGCCCGTATTGGATACTCATAATCGCACCACGCGATACACCGTAACGTGCAGCAATCTTTCTTTGCGAAAGCTTCAATGTCCTGATCTCTCGTACCTGCTCGATGGTGAGCTTAGTATTTTGATGATCAATGCCACGCGCTCGTTTGCCGGTATCGACAACGGCGACAAAGGTGCCGTGCCGCTTGGCGTCGGCCACGTTGTCTTTCTGTGTTCCCCAATAAAGATGTCGCTTCGCAACGCATAGACTCACTCCACAAGAGTGAAGAGCACCATGCTTCATACTGGGGCGCAGGCCGTGCGCATGCTCGCAAACCTTGTGATGAACACTGCACCTCACCCCGCCAACAGACATCTGCGGATATTTAATACCAGGGCGACCAGCTCCAGTGCCGTACGGCCAAAGCAAACAATCATCGCCTTCGTAGACGAGAGCTGCGCGGAAAAACTGTGCTGGTGTCATCATGGCGGTCGCGTCCAGGTCTCTTGCTCAGGGACCCAGCCGGGCCCTTGCTGCAGCCGGGCCAGCATAACCTGGTAGCGCTTGGTCGCCGACGGATTGACCTTCAGAATGGTGTGCCACTGCTGGTTCGGCAACTGGTCTGGCAGGAAGACCCGGTCGTAGGCGTGCCAGTTGGCGGGGTCACCCATGTTTTGCTCGGTGATCTCGACCCACTCCTGCGCAACCTGCGTCTGCACGGTGACGCCCGGCGCCATCACATCACCGGTCGCAGAGCCAGACGTGCGATAAACACCGACCGTGATGACAACCGCCCGCGCCGGGTCCTGTGTGCCCTCATCGGAAACACGCTGGCCGCCACTCCACGGAATCAAATGCACCGGCTCGGCGAACTGATCATCGACGATACCGTCCATCCATCCCTGCAGGATGCGCCAGTCGAGCATTTTATAATTCCCGTAACCAAGTGCGCCCCTTGGCGATATCGCAAACACTCGATTGCGAGACGCCAAAACGCTTGGCGATAGCGGCTTGCGTTTCGGTGCCGATCAAGCCACGTATCTCCATCACCTTATCCTTCGTTAGCTTGATGCCGCGTTCGCGTCGGTGCCATACTCTCTTGAGACGAGCGGTATGCGTCTCTCGAAATTCTGGTTCATTCCACTTATCGCGCATCTTTTGAGAGTGGTGAGCACCTGCCCCAGGCTTAAACCAGCGCCTCTTGCTCGCTTGACCACGGTAAGCCGGATTGGGAGTCCATAAGCTACTGTGGCTGGCCACTAACTTACGCTCTTCTCGAAGTGCGTCCTTCTTGGCCATACCGTCACAGACGATGCGATATTGGACCTTCGCTCCACTCGCGATGACCGCCCGTATCATTACGGCAGGCGCGTATCTGGTTTCGCGCAGATGATCGAAGACCCTGCCGTTCTTGCCGTTCTTGCCGCAGCCGACATACCTGACGATACCGTCGACGGTGATTTCATAGACATAGTAGCCAGCCTCCCACCTCAGGTCAGTGACGGCCGGGCGATCGCTCGGAAAAGTTGTCCATACAGTCATGGAAACCCCCAATTGGTGAGGCGTTAGATTACCATGACTCCAAAAATATTTCGGTTTCGGAGCTGAATAAAAAGTTGTCCGTACGTTGTCATCGACAGCATTTCCTCGCCCGAGCCCGCGAGTCCTTTCTGCTCGCCGAAATTCAGTCTGCGCCCGAACGCCACCGAGCGCTCGCCGAAGGTAATGCTCGACATGTAGAGATCAGCGGTGCCAATGCCGTTTGCGGAATTCGCCAGCTGCATCTGCTGGATCGTCGCGAGATGTGCGGCATAGAACAGCCGCGCGTTGGCGAAGTCGGTCTGGTTCGGCCACACGGTGGAATCGAGCAGCATGTCAACGACGTTGAACGCCGAGGTCAGCGCAGCGTCGGGCACAGTGCTGAACTCGCCGAAGCGAGCCTTCAGAGAGAAGACGTCCTGCGTCGTCGCAGTCATCACCGATCCCTTCTGCACCTGCGAATCGAAAGTCGAAAAATCGACACGACTAAAATCAGCGGCAGAGAAATCAGCTGCGGCCATTCTAGCCCTTTCGCGCCCCCGTTGCCCGCGCGGCGGCCACGGCAGCGGCGGCAGCAATCGCCGCGTCGGGCCCGTTGTCCTGGCGCGCCGACGGCAAGGGCTCGACATCGACGAACCGCACCGGATGCATCGGCAGCGGCTGGCCGACCAGGTGGCCCGATGAATAGTACCCGCGATCGGCTTGCGTCTTCTCGCGGTGCGACTCGATATCGCTCACCGTCATCTCGAAGCACTTGGTCTCGCCAGGCGCCAGCGCCTGCGTCTGGTAATACCGATCGATCATGATGTGGGTCTGCACCGGGTGGAAGTTCTTCATCGTCACCCACTGCGAAGCTTCCCGCAGCCGATCCGGCGACGCCAGGATGGTATGCTGTGGAATGCCGCGCGGCTGCGGCCGTGGCTCATCAAGCACCGGCATCAGCGCCAGCGAGCTGGGCGCTTGCGGTTGGCGGCTAGCCGACTTGGCGGCCATGGCTTCGAGATCGACGGGTCCTTCGAGCATTATAGTTTCTCCGCTGTTGATGGATTTTCATATTTCGCCAGCACCCTGAGATCATCCAACGGCCATTTCATCAGGATGAAGGCAGGAGGCAACATCGCGCCTGGTAGAGACCGAGGCGGCGGCGGATGCCGCGTCAGGATGCGCGATATCAGCGCGTGCTTCTTGAGCATCAGAGCGAGCGCGTCATAGGATGGGTTCACTCTGATATCAGACAAAGCTAGCCGCCATTCAGCAGATCGACGACGGCAGCGCGTGTGGTTTGCAGCTTGATGTCCTCGCCACCCTCGCGGTGAATGATCACCGTCTCGGGCTTCCCGGGCACCGCCTCTTTGGCTTCGACCGCAGGCTTGGCCTCGACCGGGGGCTTGCCTGGATTGCCCTCGCTGGCGGGCTCGCCGGGCTCACCTTCCACCGCTTCCTGCGCTGGCACCGCGGGCTCGCCAGGTTCGCCCGGCTCGACGTCACACCCGGTCACCGTCGACAAAATGAGAACGTGTGGCTTGCCCTCAACGTCGGTAATAAGAACTGCGTTCTTCATGATCGTATCTCCTTCGACTTTCGGCCTTCGGCCAGATTTTCCTTATGCGTCAACCAACGAAGATGACGCGGATTGATGCAGCCAAGGTGACCATTCCCGCAGGAATGAGCAGAGTCGTTGCGTTTTTTTGTCGGCTTCCCGTGAACATGTTGGCAAACGATCCGCTGCACTCGACGCGGCCGCCACTTCCCGTCTTCACAGAGAACAGCGATCTTGGCATAGCCCAAATGATCGCGGCTGAACGGCCAGAAGATGCAATCGTCGGTGTTCGAGGCTAGAGCCAATTCAATGAACTTCTGGGGCTCGCCGTCATCGGTAAGAACGTTTTCCCGCAGAGGATCGCCAAACCGCTCCCACCGCTGACGGTGAAGGCTGCAATAGCCGTGGGCATCATGTTTCTTGGTACATCCGCTAACTAAGCAACCGCGGTTAGGATCATGGTCAAGTTCGACATAACCCTTACGCCGCATCCGATTGTAATGCTTGCAGCACATCCCTGTTGAGAAAACAGCACCATCGCATCCTTCGACCGAGCACATGGGAACCTCTTAATCACTTCAGAGGTCCCAGGTATAACTATTTTAGCGCTTGCCGTCCACGTCAACATACCCCGTCTACATACCGAATCGCACCGGGCCGCCTAATTTCTAGGCCACCTGTGCGGAACACGCCGGGGACATCATACACCAATGGCCCCCTTTGCCACACCGGCAGGAAGCGATGCGGCATCGGCACGTGCACCTTGATGATCTCGGGGTCCTTGCGATACGCGATGATGCGGCCGCCGCCAGCAGTGCCCGCGGTATCGAGGCCGCGCACGGCGCGCACGGTGAGCGGTTGCCCGGTCTGTTGCGTGTAGATATTGTTTTTGAGAAGCCAGTCGTACACGTTCATCGTGGTGTTCGGCAGCTGGGCCATATTGATCGTCGCCATCGCGGAGAACGGCAATAGGAGCATGTCGGCCATTTCGATGCCGAGAGACGATTGCCAGATGTTCGTCAGCGCAAGGTTGACGTCATTGAGCATCGCCTGGATCAGCGGCGGAGCTTGCGCGAGATCGTAGGCCCAAGTATGCGCGGTATTGATAACCGCTGGCAGAGTATGATTAGTAAGTCCGAGCCAGTTTTTGGCAGTATTTCCATACATTGCGCAATTGTGGAGAAACTCTTCAGAAGCGCGACGAGCTGCCGATGCGCGCTCGGTGCTTAAACTGAAGTTTGGTATCATCATCGACTGAGCTAGTTCCTCAGTATTATATCGATACCCGATGGCGCCCATCTCGATGGCGACCTCGCCCTTCGCGCGAACAACGTCTGCCAGGGGCACATCTTGCGCTTGGGCGTGGAACCAATCCGCGGCACCGACGTGGTCGATACTGAAAAACGTGATGGACTTGACCCATTCATTTCCAGAGCTGTCGACCGGAATCAAATCCCGCCAAACCAAATCTGGATATTTTATCCGGTAAACAACCGGCTCTATGTAGGTGATTTGGCTTACCAAGAAACTCAGGGCGGCTTGTTCGTTAGGCATATCGCGGAAAAACATCGGAAACTCTCCTATTGCGATGACGGTGGACCGCTCACAGCCGCGGCCCTGAAACGCGGCGAGAGCACGGCATGGAAGCCAAGGGGATCAAATCTGCAGCGAGAGCGACACGCGGGCAATGCCGCCAGCAGCATTGACGGTGTCGAGCCAACGGCCACCGGTGATGGCGGTCGCAGCGGCAGTGCCGCCGAGCAGCGTACCGGCCGACTTCGTTGCGCCAGCTGGCACGGTGGTGATGGCAAGCGCGTTGCCAGCAACACCGGGAGCCACCGCGCTGATCATGATGGTGTCGGCGCCGGAGCCCTGTGCCGAGCCACCGGGCGACGGCGGATAAGCATTGAAGTGCAGCGCCGCGAAGCCAGCGGTCGCCGAGCCTTCGAGCACGGCCGCGGCCGCCGCGACGGTGTCGCCAAGCGTCGGACCAATGTTGGCCTGATCGCCGGTCGCGCCCGAGGCCACAAAAGTAAACGTCGCGCCATTGATCACCAGTGTGTCGCCAGCATTCGGCTGCTTCGAGAACTGCACCCAGCCGGTCGCCGCGGTGCCCGAAGCGCTGTTGGCGAAGACGCCGGTCGCACCATAGAACAGCGGATCACCAGCATTGACGCTTGCACCCGCTCCCACCCAGATGCGGCCGCGCGTCAGCACGCCAACGTTGGTGCGCAGCCCATAGGCGTCGAGCGGATTTGGCGTGCTGCTGTACGGATCGACCGGCGACAAACTCAACGTGTCGTCGCGAACGCTGATGCCGAGGAACGATGTGCCACCGAGCACGCAGCCACGACCGCGGCCGAATGCATCAATGATGGTGCCTTGACCGACGGCCATACCGAACGGAATTCCCGCGGCGGTCTCGTTGACCCAAGTGGCAATGGCAGCTTCCGTCATATCGCAAACCATACCAACCAGGGCAGGGCGTTGCTGCGGGCTGTAACTTTTTTGAAGAACAACAGTCATGTTCGTATCCTTTCAGTTGAGTTGGCCCGTGCTCGGCTTAGAGCTGGATGCCACGCGCTGCGGCAGCGGCCTTGCGCTGCTCGGGATTCATCCACGCGGTCTCCATGTCGAAGACGCTCATGGCGTACGCCGCATCGCGGATATGCTGCGGATTGCTGCTGTCGAATACTGGCGCACTCTGCTGCGGCTGGGCCCAGCCAGGTGACGTTCGGCCAGCAAACACGCGCACGGCGTCGTTCACAGTCGAACCGCCGCTACCAGCAACAAGCGTGTCGAAGCTCGCCTTGATCTGCTCGTCGGTCCAGCCCTGTGCGGCTGCGCCAAGCTTGGCGTCGACAACCTGCTTGCGCATGTCTTCGATCGTCTTGCCATCGACAACGAGCTTGTCGCCGAGGACCTTGCGCGCCTTGTCGACCACCGCGTGGCGATCCTTCACCAGCGCGTCGAGTGCTTGCGGCGTGAGCTTGGCGTCGGCGAGCTGCTTCTTGAGCGTGACGATCTCAGCATCCTTGGTGGCCGAGGCGGTGGTCAGCTCGGTGATCTTCACCGCCGAGTCCTTCTTGCAATCATCGTCGTCCTTTTTCTTCTTTTCGAGATTCTCGATCTGGTCGCGCAACGTCTGGATCGTGCGCGCGACCAGCGCGGCGGCGGTGTCGGTCATCTGGCACTCGAT